CAAAACAATAATTTAAACGTTATATAACTATGAGTTTAGGAAAAGAATATAGTCCGATATTAGTTGAAATAGAAAATGGATTGATTGATACAGTTGCATTAAAGCCAAATTATACAACAGATGGATTTAGAGCAGCTATTTATATATTTCAATCTGCTATCTTTGATAAAATGATTGACTTGCAAGAAAAAGAAAATATGTCTGATGAAGATTGTGAACTAATGGCCAAAAATTTAGGTGAAGAATTAAGAAACTTTATTGGTAGATTTACTGCAATAGACACACATAAATTATTTACAGATGAAAGTGCAGAGATATAGTCCAATAGTAAGAATCAAAAGAGTAATGAAATTCTATTACAATCGTGGTATAAACTCTGAACGAATCAATAGTTTATATCGCAAAATATTAAATGGAGTCGGTTGAAAGTATGATTGCTATTGTTCAAATTTACATACATTTGACAAAGTTTGTCGAAGTTAATATAAAAGTAACTAACTTTGTAGAAATTAGAAAACTAAAACAAGCACATAAAATAGCAAAGGATTACTTAACTTTTTATAATATGCAAATAATTGAAAGAAATCTGTAAACAACACCAAAGGTGGATTAATATTGTCAAGCAATTTGGAATTGATGATTATGCAGAAGATGTAGTACAAGAAGCATATTTAAAATGTATTGAAAAAGAAACAATAAACGAAGCATATTTTTATTTGACTTTGCGGAGTTTAGCGATGGATTTACACCGCAAACAAAAAAAGATAATCAAAGTATCAATAGATGAAGTAAACATAATTACTGAAATTGAACAACAAAATGAAGTTTTAGAAGTAGTTAAAGATTTTCATTGGTTTGATAAAGAAATATTTTTTTTATACTACGATAATAAAATGTCAATGCAAAAGATTGCAGATGAAACAGGAATATCAAAAAGCACAATATTTAAAACTATAAGAAGTTGTAACTTAAAAATTAAAACAGAATGGCAAAAGGAAAAAAAGCATTAGGATTAGGTGATACATTAGAAGCTATCACAGAAGCTACAGGAATTAAAGCAGTAGTTGAAAAAGTAAAAGAAGTAACAGGATGGGATTGTGGATGCGATGCAAGGAAAGAAATTCTTAATCGTTTATTTCCATACGTTAAACCAAACTGCCTAACAGAAGATAACTACAATTATCTTTCAAACTTATTTAGTAAGAATTTGAATGAAATTTCAATAAATCAACAATACGAATTGATTGATATTTACTTACAAGTATTCGGATCTAAATTAGAGCATTCAAATTGTTCAAGTTGTTGGCGAGATAGAATAAATGAATTAAGAAAAGTTTACGATACACACAAAGAAGATGATAAAATATAAATTATGAAAAGATATTTATTATTTACTTTTAATGATTATTATCCTTGTGGTGGATTTGAAGATTATATTGCATCATTTGATACTATAGATGATGCTCATAATAGTTGGTTAAATATACCAAGTATAGATAGAGATACAAATTGTCAAATTGTTGATTATACTACATTAAAAATAGTTAAAGAAGATAAATATGCCTATTCCTAAACCAAAGAGTAACGAACCTAAAAAGGAATTCATACAACGATGTATGTCTAATCCTGTAATGGTTGCAGAATATTCAAAAGATAAACGTACTGCTATCTGCACAACTGCTTTTCAAACTAAACTTAATTCTAATCAAAAAATTAGTTTTGATTATGATGGTACATTGTCTACAAAGAAAGGAACTAAACTTGCCAAAGATTTAATTACAAATAATACTTTGTATATTATATCTGCTCGAAGTAGTAAAACAGGAATGATTGACAAGGCACGAGAGATTGGAATACCATTTAATCATATCTTTGCAACAGGTTCAAATGATGCAAAAATAGAGAAGATAAAAACATTAAAGATACAAATACATTACGATAATAATAACGATGTCTTAAATCAATTAGGAAGCATTGGAAAGCATATTTAGTAATTGAATAATCAAAACTTATTTCGATGGCAGGTAAAGGTGGTAAAATAGAAGGTTCAGGTCGTAAACCTAAAGCAGATGAACAAAAAGTAAATACATTATTTGCTAATGCTTTAAAGACATTTTATAAAGTAGATACTGAATATGAAGCTAAAGAAAAATTAGTACATACTTTATTGGAAAGTCAAAGAGGGCAAATATTTATAAGTGAGCATTTATTCGGTAAGCCAAAAGAAACAGTTGAAACAACTCACAATATAAACAACTTCGATATTAAAGAATTATTTACTATTGATAAAAATGGAAAATGATATTGAAATAATGAAAAAAGTATATCTTGATAGATATGATAAAAATATAGTTGATGAATTTGGTAGAATTTATTTAACAGATAATTTATATTTATGTCCTGATGGAACAATAGAAGAAGATTAAAATATTATGGAAAATAAAATAACTATATCTGATTGGATAATTTTTGAATGCTCATATATTTATGGTAGAAAAAAATTTAGTTTAATGACTGAAATTAGTGAATCTTCTATTAATAAAATAAGATATAAACTTATAAAGTATAAATTAGAAATAAATAAAAATAGAAATAAAGAATGGTATAAAATCAATAATAATCAAAATAAATTAATATCTGAATTAATAGAAAAAGGAATAATTGATAAAGATACATCACAAATATAATATTTTAGGTTCTGATAGCAGGTATTTTGTTGTAACTGGGGGTAGGGGTTCGGGAAAATCCTACTCCCTTAATTCTTTTTTACTACTTCTTACTTATGAAGTAGGACATATAATATTATTTACACGATATACATTAACTTCTGCACACATTTCAATCATTCCTGAATTTATAGATAAGATTGAAACAGGAAATCTTCACGCAGATTTTCATATTAATAAAGATGAAATTGTAAATTTAAAGACAGGAAGTAAAATAATATTTCGTGGTATTAAAACAAGTTCAGGTACTCAAACTGCAAACTTAAAATCAATAGCCAATATTTCTACTTGGGTACTTGATGAAGCAGAAGAACTTGTTGATGAAGATATATTCGATAAGATTGATTTGTCAATACGACATCAGACAAAACAAAACAGAGTTATACTTATACTCAATCCAACAACTAAAGAGCATTTTATTTATAATAAATTCTTTCAGTCAAAAGGAATAGATGCAGGAAGTAATTTAATCAATGGTGATACTTCATACATTCACACAACTTACAATGATAATTTAGAAAATTTATCTGAATCATTTTTAAATCAAATTGAACTTACAAAACAAAACAATCCAAAAAAGTATCAGCACGTTATACTCGGTGGATGGTTAGACAAAGCAGAGGGAGTTGTATTTACTAATTGGAGTTTTGGCGAGTTTAATCCTGATAACTTACAAACTTCATTCGGTCAAGATTTTGGATTTAGTATTGATCCGACAACTTTGATAGAAGTTGCAATAGACAAAAGCAAAAAGAAAATTTATTTATTTGAGCATTTATACAAACCTAAATTAACAACTTCTGAAATATCACAAATCAATAAAAGAGTTTGTGGTGATAGATTAATTATAGCAGATAGTGCAGAACCAAGATTGATTGCAGAGATGCAAAACAATGGATGTAATATTAAAGCAACCGAAAAAGGAGCAGGAAGTATATCGGCAGGAATAGCATTGATGCAAGATTATGAATTAATAGTTGAACCTAACTCAACTAATATAGCAAAGGAATTAAACAACTACATTTATTCAGATAAGAAAAGCGGATTAGTAATTGACAATTTCAATCACGCAATAGATGCTATTCGATACAATGTGTTTTTCAATTTGTCAAATCCAAATCAAGGAAGTTATTTTATTTATTAGTCGTAATACAAAAAACAATTAAATACGTTATATAATTATGAAAGTTAAGATTACAATTCCAACATCGTTAAATGAAATTACTTTAGAGCAATATCAAAGGTTTATTTCTATATCTGAAAAGAACGAAGATGGCGATTTTCTGCAGTTAAAAATGTTAGAGATATTCTGCAACATTCCTTTGGATGTAGCTTCTAATATGTCCTTAAAAGATGTAAACGAAATTACTGCAAGTATCAATCAAATGTTTGCAAAAGAATATAAACTGCAAACAATATTTAAACTTGGTGAAACTAACTTTGGATTTATACCAAACTTGGATGAAATAAGTTTGGGTGAGTTTAGTGATTTAGATACTTACTTCGGTAAGATGGATAAATTGCATAATGCTATGGCGGTATTATACAGACCTATAATTGAAAAGTATAAAGATAAATATACCATTCAAGATTACAACGGAAGCATAACATATTGCGATGTAATGAAACATATGCCAATGGATGTAGTTTTTGGTGCTATGGTTTTTTTTTACAATTTAAGCAACGAATTATTAATCAGTTCCCTGAACTTTTTGGAAACGAATCCAGAAGTGAAAGCTTTGATAGACAAGCACAATTCGGAGTTAAGTGGGGATGGTATTCATCTTTCTATGCTCTCGCTCAAGCTGATGTTAGAAGATTTGATGAAATATCAAAACTTCGATTACTTACTGCACTCACATTCTTAACTTTTGAAAAGGAAAAAATAGAAATAGAACAACTAATGTTAAAGAAAAATGAATAACTACTATAAAATAACTGAAGTATTAAGAGATGAAATACTAAAGGATGGAATTGTAAACAATGTATCACAAGGTGATATATTCAATGTTGATATAAACAAACCTACTATATTTCCTTTAGGACATATTATTATAAATACTGCATCACAAAGCGAATCAGGTAACACTAATATTTTTAATGTTTCAGTTTTATTTATGGATGTTTGCGATATATCTAAAGCAGAACCTTACGATTTGTTTTTCAATAATGATAACGAAGCAGATATATTTAACTCGCAATTTGAAAATGCAAATCGTTTATTGATGTCTTTACGCAGAGGTAATCTTTACGATATGGGTTATAGATTAAATGGTAATGCAAGTTTAGAAGCATTTAGCGATAGATTTGAAAATAAGATAGTAGGATGGACTATTACATTTGCGATTGAAACTGCTAATAATATGACTATTTGCTAATGGTAAATTTAGAACATACACAAAAGACATTAGAGAAGTTTAGAGATTATGTTATACAGCAATCACGAAGCAATCTAACTAAAAGCGGACACAACGATACAAAGCAATTATACAATGAAATTAAAGGTGATGTCAAAGTAAGTGCTAATAGTTTTCAGTTAGGTTTTGATATGCCAATGTATGGGCAGTTTCAAGACAAAGGAGTAAAAGGTAAATTTTCAAGTATGAAAGCTCCTGATAGTCCATTTAAATTTGGTAGCGGATCAGGTCAAAAAGGTGGATTGACTAAAAGCATTCTTCAATGGGTGCAAAGAAAAGGAATACAATTTAGACAAAAAGAGGGCAAAGGAGTTAAAGGTCAGTATTTAAGTTACAAACAAACTGCTTTTTTAATTAGCAGAAGCATTTATACAACTGGGTTAAGACCAAGTTTATTTTTTACCAAACCATTTGAAGCAGGATATAAGAAATATATTGATGAAGAATTAATACAACAGTTTGCTTTGGATGTTGAAGATTTAATGAGTTATACACTAAAAGATATAAAATAAAATGAATACATTTAATTGTAGAAGTCCGTTTATAGTTGAAGTAAATGGAGCAGCAAACCAAATAGCATCAAGAGTAGCTATAAATATATATGATGTTACAGGAACAACTACTTTAGCATCATATACATTAAAAAAAACAATGTTTAGTCCTACACAAAGGATTAATTATTACAATATTAGTCCATATTGTTATGATGTATTATTTGGAAATTATCAAGGCGATAATTGTATAAAAGTTGAAGTATTAAAATTTTATACAGATTCATCTAATGTAGAACATTCTATTTCAGATAATTATTATTATGTAACTTTAGGATTTTCATTATATGCACGTGAACCAAATGGTGGAACTGAATATTTACATAATCATATTTTATACAGACCAAATCAAAACTATTATACAAATGTAATTAAAACTGAAAAGATTAATTATTTTAGAAATGATTATGCTGCATATGGTGTTCCACAAATAGAATTTTTATTAGAAACAATTACTTATAAATATAGATTAAGATATTATACTTATTCTTTAGGTGAATTAATTGAGCAGTTTGAGAATTTACCTGTAACAGGTGGAGTTAATTATTATGGTAAACCTATGAATAATGGATATTCTGCTTTTAATGATGGTAATTCTTTTGAAATTCAAATTTCACCAATAGCAGGAACAACAAGTTGGACTGCAATATTTAAAGCAGAATTAACTCCTATTTGTGAAACTAAATATAAACCTTTAAAATTACAATATTTAAATCGATATGGTGGTATGCAAGATTTTTATTTCTTTAAAAATAATAATCAAAGTATAGAAGTTAAATCATCAAATTATAATACAAATACTTTTTTTACTTATCCAATATACCAAAATACTTTAGTAGGACAAACAAGAGTTTATAATAAAAATGGTAAGCATACAATTAAAGGTAATACAGGTTGGATAAGTGAAGATTATAACGAATTTATAGAAGATATTATGTTGTCTGAATGGCTTTTATTATTTTATGAAGATAAAGGCACAATTTGGAATGCTGCAGTTACTTTAAAAGATTCAAGTATGCAATTTAAAACGCATTTAAACGAGAAAGTAATTAATTATGAGTTGACATTCGAAGTTGCAAATTCAATCATTAATAACGTAGTATAATGACATCAGTTGAAATTTACATAAAAAAAAATACTATAGTTAAAACTGGAGTAGGATTAATAAATTCTTCTCCTTATACAACTATCAATCCGCAATTAACTATGATTGCAGACCAATACAAAGGATTTTATATAAAAATTACTTCAGGAATTAGTATAAATAAAGAAAGTTTAATATTATCTAATACTACAAGTCAATTAAATATTGAAACACCTTTACAAATTGATAATGATAATTATGAAATATTTAGAAGTGATTTTAAAAGAATTGATTTATTCAAAGAAGAAAAAATATCTTTAAGTTCATCTATTCAGAATATAAATGATTTGTCAAAAGTATTTACTGACTTTACGCAATCGTTTAATATTCCAGCTTCAAAGAATAACAATCAAATATTTAGTTATTGGAATGAAAGTGCAGTTGAAGATGGTTTTGACCAACGTATAAGATACGATGCAATTATAGAGTTAAATACAATTCCATTTAAAAAAGGTCAGATACAAATTGAAAAAGCAAACGAAAAGAATAATCAAATTGAAAGTTACTCAATTACTTTTTACGGAAAGGTAAAACAGATTAAAGATTTATTCAAAGAAGATAAATTATCAGTTTTAGATTATAGTTCATTAAACCATCCATATACTTTTAGTCAAATTAGAGGCAGAATTGATGGAACAACTGACGATGGAAATGTTTATTATCCTTTAATTGGTAATCAACATTATTACGAATATAATAACGGAGGAACTTATGATGTTACAATAGGAAGTTCACCAAATAATTCAGTAGTATGGAGTGACTTATTTCCTGCTATTCCTGTAAGTAAAGTTTTTGATTTTATTCAAACAAAATATTCAATAACTTTTACAAGCACATTATTTGAAACATCATATTGGAAAAATTTATTTATACATTGTAAAAATGTTGAACAATCTAAAATATATTCTGCTCCTTTAAGAATAAATTTTACAAGTTTAGATTATACAAATTATCCATTACATCCTTTTACTGATTTACATTTAGATAGTGATTATCTTACTATTAATCATACAATAGCAAATCCTTATTATCCAAGTAGACCTGTTATACCATATTTAGAAGCTATTAATATAAATTATTATTTATTTATTTATGTTGATAATTCAACAATAAATTATAGATTAAAAGTAAAAAAGCTTGATGGTACAATATTTAGAATATTTGATAATTTAATAAGTAATACCATTATTGATTTAAATTTTTTATATAATTATAATCAACAAAATTTTTATTTTGAAATTGAAAGTCAAAGTACTTTAACATTTTATACAAAATTAAATATAAGACATCACGTTTATGGTGAATATTATAGAGAAAGTTATGGTTATGTTTATGGATATTATTATATAGACCATAATTATATATCTTCAAGTCAAACTATTATTACTGAAATTTATATTGGTAATTCAGTACCTGATATGAAAATACTTGATTTTTTTAATGGTTTAATTAAAATGTTTAATCTTACAATAGTTGCAACTTCTGAAACATCATTTAATTTAGAACCTTTGGAGTTTTTCTATTCTTATGGTAAATATATTGATATTAATACTTATGTTATTAATGATAGTGTAGATATTGAAAGAACTAAACTATTTAAAAAATTAATGTTTAGTCACGAAAAATCTGAAAACGTACTAAACAACTACTTTAGAAATACTTTTAATCGTGGTTACGATTATGGCGATTTATTGTATGAGAATAATGATTCAAATGAAAGTGCTGCTTATGAAATAAAATCACCATTTGAAGATGTTATGTGGGATAGAATTAAAGATAGTAATTTTCAAACTGCATCATTAATTGATAAAGATTATAAACCATATAAGCCAAAACCAATATTAATGTATAAAAATGATTTACAAAATGTTTCACCTACAATTAAATTATATGATGGTGCTACAAGTTATGCAAGTACTTCATACTATCAACGATTTTCAAATGAATTATTTTTAAACAATGATATAGCAAGTATAAACTTTGGTGAGGAGCAATCAAGTTGGAATTTATCTGCTTTGTCAAGTGATTCACTTTTTGCTTTATGGTATCGTAACTATATTTCGGCACTATATGATAAAAAGTGCCGAATAGTAAAACTAAAAGCTATCATTCCAATACCAATGCTAACTGATATTAAATTAAATGATAAGATAATTTATAAAGATAAAAAATATATTATCAATCAATTTACAACTGATTTAACAACAGGTGAGGTTGATTTTGAATTAATATCTGACTTCAGACAAATAGCAAGTAATGGTACTGATAAGTTTGCTTTAAAATCATTATTTAATATCGATAATACTGCTCAAGATTTAGAAGTTACAATATTAAAATTAAATGCAGAAAAATTTGATGTAGCTTATGATCCTACTTCATATTTAAATCGTGATAATTATGCAGATGGAACTTTTATAGTACCTATAGATGCAAATACTACAGGCGATATTGCTTATAAACAAATTGAAATTACATATCATAATCCTGAATTAACTCAATACATAAACATCATTCAAAATGCTTAAAAATATATTACAACTTCTGCAACTGCACGAACATTATGGAGTTTCTGAAAATATAGAAATTGCAAAAGGTAAATATGAATTACCTAAAACATTTAAAAAAGGAGCTAAACAAATTAAAAGATTTATACAATGGCAGAAACTAAAACAGTAACATTAGATGTTAATAGTAATTTAGAGCAAACTACTAAATCTGTAGGAAGTTTAAAATCACAATTAAGAGAAGCACAAAATGAAGTTGCTGCCTTATCTGAAAAGTTTGGTGCAACTTCAAAAGAAGCAGTTGAAGCAGCAAAAAGAGCAGGAGAATTAAAGGATAAAATAGGTGATGCTAAAAATTTAACTGATGCTTTTAATCCTGATGCAAAGTTTAAATCCCTTACTGCTTCTTTAAGCGGTGCTGCAGGTGGTTTAAGTGCTTTTACAGGCGCTATGGGATTACTTGGTAGTGAATCTAAAGATGTTGAACAAATGATTTTAAAAGTTCAATCTGCTATGGCTATTTCTACAGGAATACAAGCAGTTGGAGAAAGTATTGACTCATTTAAACAACTTGGAGCAGTAATAGGTAATGCAACTATTTTTCAAAAAGCAAATGTTGCTATTACAACTATTGCAGCAGCAGTTCAAAAATTATTTACAGGAGCAGTAAATACCACATCTACATCTTTCAATGTATTAAAAGGAGCTATAATTTCTACAGGAATTGGAGCATTAGTTGTAGTTATTGGATATTTAATATCTAAAATGAATGATAGTAGTAATGCAGCAAAAGAATTAACTGATAGTCAAAAAAAATTAAATGAACAATTAGAATATACTAAAACATTATCAGAAGATAATGCTAAATCTATTGATTATTTAACAAAAATAGAATTAACAAATGCTAAAAAAAGAGGAGCATCTGAAAAAGAATTATTAAGGATACAATTAGATGCTTTAGAAGAAAAAGGAAAAGCAAATGCTAAAGAATATCAAGATATACAAAGTTCACAAAAAAATGTAATAAATTTAACAAAAGAACAAAATAAAAGATTACAAGAAATAAGAAATGAAAATCTTGAGTTACAAAGGCAAGGTAATTTATTATCTGCTGATGTTGATGCTTCTGCTGCAGAAAAATCACGTGCAAATGCACAAAAACATAACGAAGATTTATTAGAAAAACAAAAAGAAGCTAATAAAAAAAAGAAAGAAGCAGATGATAAAAAATTACAAGATTTAAAAGATTTTCAAAAAACAATTAGAGATGCAGAAGCAGAAGATGAAGCTCAAAGAGCAGTAGATAGATTAGCTGAACAACAAAATACTTTAGATTCTTTAAATGCTATTGCAAATGAACAAGATAAAATAGAAGAAGAAGCTTTAAAGAAAAGACAAGAAGCAGCTAATAAAGAATTAGAAATTCAAAGATTAAAACAAGAAGGACAAAGAGTTTTAATGGGAAAAAGTGCTGAAGTATTAGGAGCATTTTCTGATATGTTAGGAAAACAAACATCAGCAGGAAAAACTTTAGCAATAGCACAAGCGACTATAAATGCTTATTTAGGTATATCAGAAGTATGGAAAGCAAAAAATGTTTATCCTGAACCATTTGGTACAGGTATTAAAATAGCTTCTACTGTTGTTATGGCTGCTTCTGCATTTAAAACTGTTAAAGATATTGCAGCAGTTCAAGTTCCGGGTGGTGGTGGTGGTGGTTCTGCTCCAAGTGGTGGTGGTGGTGGTGGTGCTTCTGCTCCATCTGCTCCAAGTTTTAATGTTGTAGGTAATGGTGGTGCAAATCAAATAGCAGGAGTAATGGCTAATAAAGAAATGCCACCTATCAAAACTTATGTAGTTGCAAACGATGTTACAACACAACAGGGACTGAATATGAATATTAAAAACAATGCTACAATAGGTTAATTTTCAATAAGTTAAAACTAATTTAGAAACAAAATAAATAATAAACGTTATATAAATATGAAAATATTTGAATTAATATTAGATAAAAATACAGATGGAGTTGATGCAATAAGCGTAGTTGATAGACCTGCTATTGAGGAAAACTTTATCGCTTTAAAAGAGCAACACGAAGTTAAACTTGCAGAAGTTGATACTGATAAACGTATTTTAATGGGTGCAGCATTAGTTCCTAATAAAATGATTTATCGCAAAAATGGTGAAGAAGAATATAATGTTTTCTTTTCAACTGATACAATTAAAAAAGCAAGTGAATTGTTTTTAATAAATGGAAATCAAAACAATGCTACTTTAATGCACGACAAATCAGTAAAAGATATGTCAGTAGTTGAAAGTTGGATCATTGATAATCCTGAAATGGATAAGTCAAAAGAATACGGTTTTAGTTTACCAAAAGGTACTTGGATGATTTCTATGAAATGTAACAATCAAGACATTTGGGATAAAGTTAAAGCAGGTGAAATAAAAGGTTTTTCAATAGAGGGATATTTTGCTGACAAAGCACAATTTGTATCAAATAAAGAAATAATTGAACAACTAAAAGAATTATTAAATGGCAAATAAAGTAACATCACCTGTAGGTGGTAAAAGAGGATGTCTTTGTAAAGATAACACTTATAAAAAAGAATGCTGCACTGGTGAATTGCAAAATCAAGGTGTAGGTGCATTAGTAGAACAATCTACAATAACTATTGTTAATACTAATACTGAACGAGTAATTACTAAAATTAATTAAATATGTACAAAAATGTTTTAAACAATGTTAAGCAATTACTTTCTATGGAAGTAAAACTTGCTCAACAAACTTTAATGGATGGAGTTACCACCATTGAAGCAGAGGAATTTACTCCTGATTATTCAGTAGGAATTGTTACTCCTGATGGTGTTGTACCTATGCCAGTTGGTGAATATACTTTGGCTAATGGTGATGCTTTGGTTGTAGAAGTTGAAGGTATAATTAAATCTATTGCACCACAAGCAGTAGAGGAAGCAATGCCTGAAACGAATCATCCTGCAGCAGAAGCAACAGAACCTGTAATGGCAGAAGCTACTGCTAAAAAAGTAGTTGAAACTGTATCTAAAGAAACTTTCTTTGCTATGGTTGAAAAAACTACTGAATTACAAGCAGAAATTGAAAGATTGAAAGTTGAATTAGCAAGTAATATTCCTGCTGCAACTCCAATCAATCACAATCCTGAAAATGAAATTGTGAAAGATTCTTTTCAATTTGCATCAAAAAGAGAAAGAACAACTGAAGATGTTGTATTCTCAAAATTATTTAAAAACTAAAAATTAATATTAAAAACTAAAAATTAAAAAATGGCTACTACTACAAGTTTAACTACTACTTATGCAGGGGAGTTCGCAAAGAAATACGTTGCTGCTGCTCTATTATCTTCACCTACTATTGAAAATGGTGGAGTTGAAATTTTACCAAACGTAAAATACAAACAAGTTCTTCAAAAAGTTGCAACTGATGGAATTTTGAAAGATGCAACTTGTGATTTTACTGCTACTTCTACACTTACATTAACTGAAAGAGTATTGCAAGTAAAAGATTTACAAGTAAATTTACAATTATGTAAAACTACTTTTCACTCAACTTGGCAAGGAATTGAGCAAGGTTATTCATCTTTTGATACTTTGCCACCATCTTTTCAAGAATACTTAATTGGATATGTTGCTTCTAAAGTTGCTGCTCAAAATGAGGTTGCAATTTGGACTGGTGCTACAGGTACTTCAGGTCAATTTGATGGTTTTGTAACTAAAATTGCTGCTGATGCAGGATTGCCTACTGCTCAAGAAGTTGCAGGAACAACTGTTACTTCTTCTAATGTAGTTGCACAATTAGGTTCACTTGTTGATGCTATTCCTGCTACACTTTACGGAAAAGATGATTTGTATATTTATGTTTCTCAAAACATTGCTAAAGCATATGTAAGAGCATTAGGTGGATTTGGTGCTTCAGGTTTAGGTGCTAATGGTACTAATGCAATGGGTACTCAATGGTATAACAACGGAAGTTTATCTTTTGATGGTATCAAAATATTTGTTGCACAAGGTTTAGCTGCTAATACTGCAGTTGCTACTTTGAAATCAAATTTATTCTTTGGTTGTTCTTTAAACTCTGATTTACAAGAAGTAAGAGTAATTGATATGTCAGAAACTGACGGAAGTAACAATGTAAGAATTGTAATGCGTATGGCTGCAGGTGTTCAATATGCTGCAATCGAAGATATCGCTACTTACGGAATTACTAACTCTGCTAACTAATAGCAAAATATTTTAAAAAAAGGTGGTGCAATAAACGCTACCTTTTTTATTATTAATCATTAAAAAAAAATACTATGGCTTGTGATATTTCATTAGGTAGAATTGAACCTTGTAAAGATTCAGTTGGTGGATTAAAAAATGTTTATTTTGTAAACTTCGGTAAAATTACAGGAGTTACTTATAACGCAACAAATACAGATGTTATTGATTCAGTTTCAGGTTCTTCTTTAAGTGCCTATAAATATGAATTGAAAGGTACAAATAGTTTTGACCAAACTATAACATCTAACAGAGAAAACGGAACTACTTTTTTCGAGCAAAATTTAAAATTAACTTTGAAGAAATTAACTGCAGTAGACCACAAACAAATTAAATTATTATCTTATGGTAGACCAAACGTAATTGTTGAGGATCATAACGGAAATTTATTTTTATGTGGTTTAGAGTACGGAATGGAAGTTACAGGTGGAACTATTGTAACTGGTGCTACTATGGGTGATATGTCAGGTTATACACTTGACTTGAAAGCTATGGAAAGAGTACCTGCTAATTTCATTGGAACATCATTAGCTACTGCAGGATTTACAGTTGTATCAGGTTCATAATTGTTGTTTTCATAATTGTTTTAAAACCTTACTTTAATCGGTAAGGTTTTTTTTTAGAAACAAAATACTAACTTTTACGTTATATAAGTATGATAATTTTAAAAGATTACACATACAGTCAAAATTTTAGATTTATGCCAAGAAGTAAAGATATTGCTTCAATGGTATTTATTGATGAATTAACAAATACTTCAACAACAATAAATAATCCTACTTTAGTAAGTGAACGTTATTATATGCAATTAGAAATCAATAGTACATTTAGTTTTCTAATTGATGGGCATACATATCGTTTTAATTGTTTTGATGTAAATGGAGTACCTTTGTACCGAGATAAGATAATGTGTACAAATCAAGAAATAAAAGATTATACTATTAATAATGGTGATTATATAGCAAACCATACAACGAATGATTTTGTAATTTATGAGTAATATACACTTTATACAATTAGCAGATTACCAAGCACCTAAAATCACTGAAAATAAACGTGATGAATGGGTTGATTTTGGTGATAATAATGATTACTATCAGTTTTTAATTGACAGATATAACGGAAGCACTACAAATAATGCAGTAATAAATAATATTACTAAACTTATTTACGGAAAAGGATTGACTGCTAACGATGCAAATCGTAAACCGAATGAGTTTGCACAAATGAAAATGTTGTTTTCTAAAGATACTATTAGAAAAATAACAAAGGATTTAAAATTATTAGGTGAGTTTAATCTGCAGTTAATCTACAATGAAAAGAAAGATAAGATTGTAAGAGTTGAACATTTACCTACTAATTTAGTTAGAAGTGAAAAATGTAATAAAGATGGAGTTGTAGAAGCAATTTACTATTCAGATAATTGGGAAGATATTAAGAAATTCCCACCTAAAAGAATTTCTTTATTTGGCTACGGAAGTAAGACAGAAAAACTCGAGATTTTGCGGGTGGGCAATTATACAATAGGTCAAAAGTATTATTCTAATGTTGATTATATTGGTGGAGTAAGTTATGCAGCTTTAGAAGAAGAAATATCTAACTATTTAATTAATGAAGTTCAAAACGGATTTTCAGGAACTAAAATAGTTAATTTCAATAATGGAGTTCCAACAGAGGAACAACAATCTATTATTCAATCCAAAGTTAAATCTACTTTAACAGGAAGCAAAGGTAAAAAAGTAATAGTTGCATTTAATTCCGATGAAACTAAAAAAACTACAGTTGATGATATTCCATTAAATGATGCTCCAGAGCATTATAAATATTTATCTGATGAATGTTTGGCTAAAATAATGTTATCGCATAATGTTACAAGTCCTTTACTTTTTGGAATTGCAACATCAACAGGATTTAGTGCTAATGCAGATGAATTAAAAAATAGTTATATTCTTTTTGAAAATATGGTTATTAGACCATTTCAAGAGTTAATTTGTGATGGGTTAGACAAAGTATTAGCTTTTAATGAAATTAGCTTGGATTTAGCGTTTAAACAACTTCAACCGCTTGATATAGATGGTGAATTAACTAAAGCATTAGATACACCAACACAAATGAGTTCACAAGAAATTGATTTATCTTCTTTTGGTGAAGAAATTGATTTAAACGAATGGGAGTTAGTTGATAGTCGTAAAGTTGATTATGATGAAGAAGAACGTTTAGATGCTGAATTAAATGTATTAAACAATCCTAAAAAATCATTATTAAGTAAAGTATATGAGTTTGTAAGTACAGGAACTGCAAGACCAAACTCAAGTAGTGAGCAAGATGGTGAATTATTTAAAAGTCGTTATAGATATACAGGTAATTTAAGTAGTAATTCACGTGATTTTTGCAATAAAATGATAGCTTCAAATAAAGCATATAGAAAAGAAGATATTATTGCAATGGGAAGTCAAGCAGTTAATGAGGGTTGGGGACCAAAAGGAGCTGATACTTATTCAATATGGTTATATAAAGGTGGTGGTGATTGTCATCATTTTTGGACTCGTGAAACTTACAGAAAAAAAGCTGATGTAAATTCACCTTTAGCACAAGAAATTACTCCTGCAAAAGCACGTAAAGAGGGCGAGATATTGCCTACTAATGATATGTTAGTTTATACTGCTCCAAAAGATATGCCTTACAATGGTTTTTTACCAACTAATAAAAGATTTCAATAATGGCAAAAGCATTATTTATAAATAGAGATGATTTAGTAAAATTTACTAATTTAAACGGAAATATTGATACAGATAAATTCTTACAATATATTGCTATTGCTCAAGATATACACATTCAAACTTATTTAGGTACAAAATTATTTAAAAAGTTTAACGATGGAATAGTAGCTAATACTTTAACTCAAACATATAAAGACCTTTTAAGCGATTATATTAAACCTATGCTAATACATTGGGCAATGGTTGAGTTTTTGCCTTTTAGTGCATATACGATAGCTAATAAAGGAGTTTTCAAACATACTTCTGAAAGTGCTACTGCAGTAGATAAAGCAGAAATTGATTATTTAGTTGAAAAGGAAAGAAGCGTTGCAAATCATTACACTACAAGATTTATTGATTATATGAGTTACAATCAATCTAAATTCCCTGAATACAATTTGAATAGTAATGGAGATATGTTTCCGGATCACGATGCAAGTTTTACAGGATGGATATTGTAATTAGAAAAATGAATCTTATTTCTCAAAAGCAGAATGAGGTTAAATTAGAAAAGTTTTTAAAAAAATTAGAAAAAAATGAGTTTAAATTTACAAAACATAAAAGGTGATACGTTTGAAGCGGTAAACTTTGAAGTTAAAATAAATAATACTGCAGTAAACTTAACTGGTGCTATTGTTAAAATGCAATTACGCAAAGAATGTGGTGGTGTAATTGGTTTAAGTTTAACTTCTGTAGCTTCTGCAGGATTAACTATTACAGATGCGGTAAATGGTAAATTTAAAATTAATAAACAAATAATTGACATACCTGCTTATAATTACTATTACGATATTGAGATACATTTTGCAGATAATACTGTAAAAACTTGGGTAAAAGGAATGTTTAATATATTTTGTGATATTACAAGATAATGGCAGATAACGTAACAATAAATGTTCAACAGGACAATGATATTGTCAATATAGTATCTTCACAAGTTACTGAAGTTATTGATGTAAATGTTTATGAAACTACTGAAGAAGTTACTTTAAACATTACTGAAGAAGTTGTACAAGTTAATATTAATAAAGTTACTAATTCAGGAACAACACAAAATTTACAAGATGTTACTGATGTAGGAAATCGTACTACTAATGATATATTTGTAGAAGATGCAAATTATTATAGTGTAGTTCAACCATCTGATATAGGTACTGAAAATAAAACTACAGGTGCTTATACTTTTATTGGTGCAAATGGTGAAGTTGGTATTTTTAATGGTACTGCAGAAGCAAATTTTAAAAATACAAATTTAACAAATAATTTAGTTTTAGAAGTTCCAAACAAATCAGGAACAAAAACTATAGCTACTATAGATGATATACCAACAGTTAATGATGCAACTTCAAGCGTAAAAGGTATATTAAAACTTACTAATGATTTAGGTGGTACTGCTGATTTGCCAACAGTTCCTGCTTTAGCTAATAAAGTAGATAAAGTTACAGGCAAAGGTTTAAGCACAAACGATTATACAACTGCTGAACAAACAAAACTTGCAGGAATTCAAGCAGGAGCAACAGCAAATGATACGGATGCTAATTTAAAAAATAGAGCAAATCATACAGGTACACAATTAGCTGCTACAATTTCAGATTTTGCAACAGCTGTAGGTTTATTAATTAC